AAGAAGCAGTTGACTGGAGATATCGACTGGGATTTGGAGGCTATGAAAGGTTCGCAGTCTTCTTGGAAGGACGAATACCTTGTAATTTTATTTAGTATTCCTCTTATTCTTTGTTTCTGTGGCTCTTGGGGGAGAAATATTGTAGAACAGGGCTTCAGTGCCTTAGAAACGATGCCTGAGTGGTATCAGGTAACTTTAGGTTGTATTGTAGCCGCCAGCTTTGGAGTCCGTTCTGTGACCAAATTCTTTGGGCTAAGAAAGAATGGGAAATAATTGGGAGAAACGTCGTGAGAATCTTCGCATACATAGGGATTGGGATATTAGAAACTTTAGGAGAAAAAATATGGCATTTAAATTATCACAACGGTCGCTGGATAAACTGGATGGAGTACATCCTAAGCTTGTTGAGGTTGTTAAGAAAGCAATTGAGTACACGGATGTAGACTTTGGAGTTATCTATGGTGTTCGTGACTTGGAAACTCAGAAAAAGCTATATGAGTCTGGCAAATCGCAGACTATGGCTAGTAAACATTTGATACAAGACGATGGGTATGCACACGCTGTTGACCTTATGGCTTATGATGGCAGTAATCCATCTTGGGATATTGTGGATTATGATAACATAGCTGATGCTATGCGTAAGGCTGGTAAAGAACTTGGAGTTGATTTAGTTTGGGGTGCGGCATGGCACAAGTTACTAACAGTATCACCGGATAGTGCAGAGGATTTGATGAATGACTACATCGACACAAGACGAAAAGAAAATAGACGTCCCTTCATCGATGGACCTCACTTCCAGCTCCACACCTAGACAACTAGCTTTCGACTTTGATGACTACGATGGACCTGATGACTTGTGGTTGCTTTATTTGTGGGAAAAGACCCTATCAAGTCCATCAACTCTATCAACTAGTTGATATACTTGATAAGGTTGATAACTACTCTTTAACTATTTCGTATCCTTTATTGTCTTCTTCAAGATAATGTAAGGCATCATTCAAAAACTTATCTATTTGTAAATAAATTTTACAAGTGTTATCGTCATCATATTGAATGTATTGATTAATATCTATATTTAATTCTTCCATAGCTTTGTCCTTTCTATATATAAAGCAATGATATCTTCAAAGTTATCTGGCTTGCGAGGTGGTGTCTGGCTGTAGATGTTGTATGCTTCAAAACATCTGTTCTCATTGTATACTTCTCTGCTTAGTTTTTCACATTCTCTTGCAGACTCGAGGTCTATTGTTAGCATGAGAATGATAGTGTGGGTCATCTTTTCTATCATAGTATCCTCCGTTGATAAAAACTAGGAGGTCTGAGCAGTAAAAGACCTCCTAGTATGTTTTAGGATGTAGTAATTTTGGAGAAAACTATGTCCCTAAAACGGTATTTCATCATCTTGTACTTGTTTGTCAACACCAATATCAGATGACATGGCATTTTTTTCTGTGAGTTTCATAGACAGAATGTTACCTTTTTCTGTCTGCTTGACCCAAGCGGCAACTCTCTTTTCTCCAGAAGAGATTTCCGCTACACCAGTAAATGTTGGTGCATTTGGTGTATCGCTGTTGTTATCCCACAGCCTACCTACTTTGACATAGATGTCTCGGATTGTAGTGCCATCAGGCATTACATCCTTGACCATTGCTATGCGTTTGGTTTCGCCCTCATCGTTAAGGCTACCAGTACCAACTAGGATTAGCTGGTCACTCTTGCTATTGAATATAGCACCAGTGTTAGTGTTATCGTATTCCATATTACCTCCGTATTAGAATGGATTTAAGTCTGACTTTTTATTATCAGCCATGTGTTTGTTGTCGTGCTTACCGAGAAACACATCAGCATCACAACCGAGATGAGACAGACCTTTGGTTAGTGCATCAGTCAATGCCATTTTGCCAGCGTCTTCGGCTGGTCGTTTCATGTCCTTGTGCCAGAATGTTCTAGTGCCAGCAACTGGACCAAATATATTTTCAGGTAGAGTAGTCCATATACTTACCTTTGCTACAATCAGAATCATATCGTTTGAAGATGGGTAGTCATACTCTACGTTGTATCCCCACCCTACACCAACTGGTCCAAACTTTTCAGTCATCTTCATTATCTGATACTGTGGGTCAATCGACGTAAACTTACGCGCACCAAACTCAACCTTCTTTAGATACTTCATGTCAGATGGTGCTAGTGATAGCCACAAATCCATGTTCTGTTTTTTCTGCATAGTTGTTTTGTATTCAGGGTCTTTAGTATTCATGCTGTCTCCTTCACTTTGATTGTTCTTCTTTTGTCGGTTATGTTTACAGATAATAAATCACAGTCCATCTGGTATACATCAGGTGGTATGTGGCTCATCAATCTTTTCTTGGCTGACTCGTTCTTCCTTGCAGACTCCAGCGTATCTACATAGTCATGTGCGTCTGACATAAACTCGTTGCTTTCGTTCATATTAAGCTTGACCTTCCTATCAATCGCGATGCTTGAGATATCTGGGGTCTCCGCATCACGATTGCTAGGAGGTTTCTTCTTGACTACATGTTTCCAAAACTTTGTAATTTGACCGAGCATTTTGTATGAGTATACTGGGTCGTATGCAATATGTTTTGATTCCCATTTACTGTTGCCAAATATAACAGATAAGAAACAGCCATCTGGTTTGTAGCCGTACTCATCACAATGCATATTATGTAAGTGCATATAGAACTGTAACTGTGGCATGTATCTTTCGATTACATCGTTCATATTTGTAAAAGCATTGGTATGTTTTGCTTCAACAATGTAGCTTTTCTTTGCGCTGTCTACACACATCATGTCTGCTGTACCTTTGAAGGGTACATAGTCATCATCGTATCTGAACTCATGTTGAAGTACACGCTCAGTTCCAGCCATTGTATAGCCAGGTGAATGAGCTTTTACCCACCAGTCGAGATTGAAACGCTCTGTTTCTATACCGAGCTGAACAGCGAGTACCTCTGATAAATCTTCTGGTTCTGTAAGCCCTACCTTCTCTTGGTACAGCTCCAGCCACTCTCCATTCATAATTCTGATGGCATCTGTGCCACCGATAAATCCTTGTCTATCCATAGTTTTCTCCTTATTTATATGGCGATTGTAGTTTCACTCGTGCAAATGGTCAACAAAATAATCAAACTTATCGTAATAATATCTGCGTCTTTCTAGCTCTGCTTTTACCAGTGCGTAGATATCTGAGTAGGGTGGAAGTATGCGAAATGTTTTGATGGACATGTTGTAAATGTGCATGATGCAATCGGCTGGTATATCAACCAGACTCTCAATCATAATCTCGACACGCTCACTACATTCGTCCATGCTTGTTTCGTATGGACGCTGGAACAGATACTTCCAGCGACTGAATAACTGGCGAACTCTATCCGGTCTATGTGGTGTAAGGTATGCTTCGACATTTGCTTTGGCGGCAAGAGCATCGCTACGTTTAGTACAGCTGACATCGAGCATGCGTACACTTACAGACTCAAGAGCGTTGAGTTCTTTTACTAGCTGTTCGTTTGCTTTAGCTGGCGAACGGAATGTGAGAAGGGTAGCAACGTTGCCACCCTCCCCAATAGATACGACTTTAGACATGTTTTCTCCTATGCTGAATTGATTTGAATTGATTCCTCAACTAGATTATGTAGCTTTGGAAGTGTTGATTCGAGTAACTGAGTAAGTAATTTTATTTTTCTATCTATGTTCTCTTTCGACATGGGTAAAGATATACAACTCATCTCATCAAGAGTTGCTTTTGTTTCCTCGATTTGGTTTTTTATTTGTTTGTTTTTTATTTGTTCACCAACTGTTTGGATACAATAATAGTAGTGATACAGTTTGTTTACTAAGTCCTGAACTTTCCAGAGCTGTTTGCTTGTTGCAAGTTGCTTTGGATTATCACCACCAGTATAACCAAAAAAGTATTTAGATTGAACAGTATCCAATGGTTTATATAGTATGTTAATAACTGTCATGTTATCCTCCAATAAGTTTTTTAAATGTTGATTCCCATACTCGGTCACTAATTATTACACAGTATCTAGGGTCACCAGTCTTACGCTTACAGACTGCGATATCCCTATCTTCTAATAGATTGAATACGTTTGGAAACGAACTCTTGTCTCGATACTTTACTACTACAAAGAGAACCTGACCATCAATCTCGATAGTCAAATCCCCATTGTATTCACCACCTAGACTGCCCGATAGTGGTTGCTTCTTTGTTTTTATTCCCAGGCTATTCCATAGCTTTAGAAACCACCTTTCGTGGTAGCTTCCTTTTGCTTTACTTTTGCTAACCATGTGTCCTCCTCATAACATCTCATGCAGATAAGACTGCTTTTGTACAGAAAGACTACAAAGTAAATACACTCTTTGCCACAAGCATCGCATATAGATGTTGCTCTTTGCTCGAGACCTTTACTTTTTTTTGAGCGTCGCAAGTTGGTCAATAGCTCGTTCAATCTTGATAGCAGTTTCATAGCGTAGCTCTGTGCCTTTCAGTTGTCGATAGTAGGTGGTCTTCGATAGACCAGCCCAGTTAAAAGCTTCACGCAAACTGACCTTCTGATTCTCTGATTGAACTGTTAGTTGTTCCAAATAACTTTTCATAGAATCTAGGTCTACTACGCTTTGCTTCTTGATACAAGTATCTATTGATTGTTTTTGTACCCAATGCGGTAATAAAATATTTTTTGATTGTACCAGCACCATTGTTGTTAGAATACAACACTCGCTCTACATCATTCACTCTTACAGCTACTATGAATCCATACTTGTGTTCGAGCGTGTGTAATGTTGTGCTGATTGTTCCTTGCTTGATATCAGGCAACTCTTTCCGAATAACCCTATTTGTTATTCTTGGAGGTTTTGGGTTTGACTTGTCGTGATATAGCTTTATTGTAGCTAGTATACGAACTTGAACTGACGAAAGTTTTTTCATGATAGTATCCTTCAAACTGGGGAGGCTTTGACACCTCCCCTTTTTTGTATCAGACCACGCTGGTTACTGTATGGTGGTTTGTGCCAGAACTGATACATGTTATGGTTGCATTGCTTTTTCAGTTAGGT